CGGTTTTACAATGCCCGACATAACGTGATAGATTTTCTTTACGCGGGAAACGCCCGCCAAAACTAATTGAAAGGTTCCGCCACATGGCTACCACCGAGAACACCAAGACCGTCGAAGCTCCCGCCGCCCCCGCCGTTGTGGCGCCCGCCAAGCCCGAGCGCAAGGGTAAGCAGCTTTCCGCCACCGTGACCCCCGAGTTCTACGCCGAGTTCGACGATCTCCAGTGGGACCTCCGCGCCAAGACCCCGGAACTCGTGCGCCGCGCCTGCGAGGAATTCCTCGCCAAGAACAAGCCCGCCGTCAAGGACGACGCCGCCAAAGCGTGATTGACCGGTTGTAGGCTGTTTGTCCGACGCGGGAAAGCTGCCGTTGAATCGGTCCCGCGTGCGGGTGGTGTTAGCACACTACAAATTGTCTGCCTGTTGATCCGAACCGAAAAGGACCCCGCCCCTAGGGTGGGGTCCTTTTCCCCTGACACCGAAAAGAGAAAATTATCATGGCACGTTTTCACGACCTCCTGGCAACGCTGACCGAGGAACAAATCGCCGCGCTGCCCGAGGGCATTGTCGATTCCCTGACAAAAGAATACGACGACGACCTGTCCATTCGGGACGCCGCCGTCAAGGAACGCGAAGCGCGAATCGAAGCAGCAAATCTGCTTGTCGCCGAAAAGGAAAAAGAATCAATTGCGGTAAAGGCGGCAAACTATGATCTAATGTTGAAAGTAGTTCCGCCGAAACCCGACGCGGACGACGAGGACGAGGATTCGGACGAATCCGACCCTGACGATTTCTTCGAATAAAGGACAAGTTAAATGGCTGTAGATGTTCGCCCGCTCAAGCCGCTTGAGAACTGGCAGGTTCTCAACATGGTTCGCAACAAGGCGTCGAACCAGTATCAGGATCGCATTCCCGCCGCCACTAAGGGCAAAATCCAGGCGACACTCCGCGCGCTTGACGAATTCCAGCCGCAGCAGAACGAATTCCACGAGGCGCTCGTCAACCGCATCGGTTTGCAGATCATCAAGAATTCGTCCTGGACCAACCCCATGGCACCGTTCAAGCGCGGACTGCTGACCCGGGGCGACACGATCGAGGAAATCGCCGTCGGCATCATCAAGGCATCGACGTACGACCCCGACCGCGAGGAACTGGAACGGGAACTTTTCGGTACCGAAAAGGTCTACGTCGAGAACAACTTCCACCGCCAGAACCGCCGCGACAAGTACAAGATCACGATCAACTCGGCCCTCGAATCGGCCGCGTTCGACACGCCGAACGGTTTGCAGTCGTTCATTGCCGCCGAAATGGCGGCGCCCGCGAAGTCGGATCAGCTTGACGAGTTCCTTCTCATGACGGAACTGTTCGCCGAGTACGAGCGGAACGGCGGGTTCTACAAGGTGCAGATTCCCGACGTGATCGACATGGATTCCGACGGGACCGACGCCCGCCGTGCGCTCCGCACGATCCGGGCGGTCACGGAAACGCTGCCGTTCCTGTCCACCAAGTACAACGCGGCTGGCATGATGTCCCACGCCAACCCGGATGACCTGTACCTGTTCCAGTCGCCGGAATTCGCGGCGGCAATTGACGTCGAGGCCCTGGCGGCGGCGTTCAATGTGGAAAAGGCGGAAATGAAAACCCGCACCGTCACGATTCCGCAGGAACGGTTTGGCATCGACGGTTGCCAGGCAATTCTGACAACCAAGGACTTTTTCGTCGTCGCGGACACCAAGTATCAGACGGCGTCCATGTTCAACCCGGCTGGACTGTCCACGAATTTCTGGCTGCACCACTGGGGCCTGTACTCCGCCAGCCGGTTCGTTCCCGCCGTCATGTTCACGAGCCACCGAGGGGACGAGGAAATCGCCATTCAGACGCCGGTAACGAGCGTTTCCGCTATCGCCGTCACCAACAGGAACGGGGCGACCGTGACCGACGTTGCACGCGGCGAACACTACAGCCTGTATGCCGAGGCGATCACGACCCCCGCGAACGGCACGAACAACGCCGTCCGCTACGTCCTGTCGGGTGCGACGTCGCCGTACACCTGGATCAGTATGACGGGTGTCCTGCACGTTGGCGGCAACGAGGGCGCCGCCAGCCTGTCGATTGTGGCGTACGCGACATGGACCGATCCCGAGGGTCTGCAGCGTGACGCTGCCAAGTCGGCGACCCTGACGCTCAACGTGACCGGCCCTGCCGTGGGCGTGTCCTGGCCCATTGCCGGGGACGCGTCCCAGGCGTTGACGGGCATCACCGTTGAGGGCGTCGCGGTGTCGCCGCCGTTCGCCCCCGGTACGCTCGCGTACACCGTGATTGTTCCGGGCGGCACGACCACGCTTGACGCGGTCGAGGTGTCCGGCCCGGATGACGGCGACGTTGATATCGCGCTCAACGAGGCGGGCGACGTCGTCACGATCACGGCGAATAGCGCCCCGGGCGATCCGGTGTACACTGTCACTGTGAACTAATCCGACCCCATGACGGGTTAGTTCCGGGCAATGTGGCGCCCGATCCGGCAAAACCCCTCAACCAACAGGTTGAGGGGTTTTGTCGTATAAGGTGTACCTATGAATCAGATCAAGGAATTGCCACACGAGCGGACACATGGGCTCGATTTCAATTACAGCGTGTGGACCGCCAAAACCGAGTTGAACCTCTGCAAAGTCCCCTGGAACAGCGATTACCGCGACGTCGTCAGGTTCCCGAGCGTCGCCGCGCTCGACAACTACCTGTTGAACAATGCGGGCGCACACGTCAACGTTGAGGGCGCCACGTACGCGCGTTTCGGTAAACCGATTGCGCTTAGTATCCCGTACAACGTTGCGCAGGAATTCAACTACATTCGGGCGAACAACGGCGACGGGCGTTCCTACTATTATTTCATTACGGGCGTTGAATACATCAACCCGGGCACAACACATTTGTACGTGCAGGTCGATATTTTCCAGACCTTCATTTACGGCACGACGTTCGGCAACTGCTACATCAAGCAGGGCCATATTGGCATTGCGAACGTGAACGCGTTCAACGACCATGGGCGGGAATTCCTGACGGTTCCCGAGGGTTTGGACGTCGGCGGTGAATACATGATTGTTGACCAGTGGAAAAAGAACATTGCGACCGCCAAGGACACCCCGGGCGTCGGTTCCCCTATCGGGTACTCCATTCTGGTCACGACGACTGTCTCCCTTGAGGGTGACCCGGGCACGGTGAAAGAACCTAATCTTGATTCCGCCAAAGGTTCCAGTTTTGAGAACCTGCCGAACGGTGCGGAAACGTACGTGTTCGCCACGCTGGATCATTTCAAGCGGTTCATGGAAAATTTCTCTGATAAGCCGTGGGTTACGGCTGGAATTATTTCCATCATGGCAATTCCCCCGTACGACTACTACGACATTCCGACCGTGCCCACCGATATCGGGACAGACTTGAATGTCCTCAAGATTGACGTTGGTTCGCCTAAATCGCGTTACACGACGATCAAAGAGAACTGGCGGGACACCCTGCCGATTCCGGCCCGGTACGCGCGGCTGGATAAACTCAAGACGTTCCCGTACACCATGCTGGAAATGACGTCGTACACCGGAACGCCGCTCGTCCTGAAACCCGAGTCCTGGGACTACGATCATGCAACCGTTGTGGAAATGCCCCACTTTGCGCAGCCGTCCCCGCGTCTGTTGTTCATCCCGTACCGTTACAACGCCTCGGGACCGCACGACCCCGAAAACGATTTCGACGACTACGGCATTTTCAATGACGGCGGCGAATTCCTCGACATGGCAACCGGGATTTACAATTTTCCGACGTTCGCCCTCGTCAATAACTCGTACATTGCCTACATGGCATCAAACACCCACGGCATTTCGTTTGCGCACACGAGCGCGGAATGGTCCCAGCAGCGCGCCCTGGCCGGAAACGAAAACCAGTTCAACCAGGCAGGATCGTCGATCAACACGTCCCGCGAGGTTAACCGGCTCGGGAATAACGCGGCGATCCAGTCAACAACCCTCGCCAACGAAACGGCGGGCTGGCAAGCCTTGCAGCAGGGCGGCAACGCCGTCGTGGGTGGTATCGCGCAGGGCGGCGCGGGCGGCGCCGCAAGCGCCGCGTCAGGACTGGCGAACACGGCGGCGTCGTACGCTATCGGGGCGAACCAGCGGAACCAGCAGCTAGGGATTGGGCTTGGACTGTCACAGGGCGTCAACGCGCAGCAGACCGGCAACGCGACGTACATGGCAGACACCAACAAGCATTATGCCGACATGGCGGCCAAGGGCGATTATCAAAATGCGATTGCGGCGAACAACGCCAAAATCCAGGACGCCCGGTTGATCCAGCCCACCACGGCGGGACAAATGGGCGGCGACGCGTTCACCCTGGCCAATTACAAATGGGGCTATGACGTCAAGGTCAAGATGATCCAGCCGTCGGTGATGAATGCCGTGGGCGAATACATGTTGCGGTATGGTTACGCTGTGAACCGTTTTGGCAAAATGCCGGAAACCCTGCAAGTCATGGAAAAGTTCACGTACTGGAAATTGATTGAAACGTACATTACCAACGCAGCATGCCCGGAACAGTTCAAACAGGCATTGCGCGGAATCTTCGAAAAGGGTGTAACAGTGTGGAGTAACCCCGCCGATATCGGCACAATCGACCTGGCAGACAACGCGCCGCTTGAGGGCGTGGTCCTGTGACCGGGCGGCGCGGTGATCTTGTCCTCACCAACTTCTACAACCCGCACCTGTTGGGGGAGCAGCCCGGGATCGGGCAGCGGCGCAACAGTACGAACGTGGCGCGCGCCCGGGTGGAAAACATGTACATTCGGATTCTCACGGAACTGGCATGCAACCGTTTCGAATGGACCGGACTGCCTGACAGTGTGAACCCGCGTTTCCTCGAACTGGAACTGTTCTGGAAGGCCGTGGTCGTCTACTACCACGAGAACACGGTTGGTAAAGACATTGTTGCCAAGGGCGCGGGCTATGGGCATCTTGACCCGTTCGACGACCCCACGTCGTTCCAGGTGGTCGGGCCGGGGTACAACACCAAGGAAATCGACGCGAAAGAATGCGTGCCGATTTATGCGAACTACTTGCGCGTTCCTGATCTGGACATTGTCTACATTTACGCTGAAAAGCTGGCCCGCATTGACCGCGCAATCGACATGACGGTCACGAATATGCAGCAGCCTAAGATCATCAAATCATCCGAGGCAACCAAGTTGTCGATGGCGAACATTGACCGCCAGCACGACGAGGGCGTGTCGTCGATCAAGGTGTCTCAGAACTTGAATGTTCAAGAGGCTGTGGAAGTCCTCGATTTGGGGGTTCCGTCGGGCTACCTGTCGGACCTGCAAATCGGTAAGGCCAAGATGTGGAATGAGTGCATGGGGAAACTCGGGATCAACAATTCCAACCAGGACAAGAAAGAACGCCTTGTCGCCGACGAGGTATCCGCAAATGACGAACAGGTCGAAGCTACAAAGAACATTGCGCTGAATGCGCGGCAGTACGCCGCCGAACAAATCAACGCAATGTTCGGCACAACAATTACAGTGGATTTCAAAACGTCCACCGTCCCAGACGACGACACCGACGAAAACAAGGACGACGAATAATGGCAACGTTCACGCTTGAATTGTGGGAACTGCTGGAAAACCGCCCGCCCGAACAGGCGGCGGATATTCTCGGGCTGAATGACTATCCGTTGTTTGACGAGTCCTACCGGCCCGCACTCAACCAGAAAATTATTGAACATTTCTGGAACCGTGAAATCGGGCAGGAAACCCCGTCCATGTTCCGCCAGCAATTGCGGAAACGCATGAATGAGAAAATGCCGCTGTATAACCAGCATTACGAGGCGTCACGCATCAAGTTCGACCCGCTCAAAACGGTTGACATGAAAAACGTGTCCGAATCCGACACGACCGCGTCGTCAACCAGTGCGGCGACGAGTGCCAGCACGTCGGGCGCGAAATCCCGCAGCGTCGGATCAGACCACCCGCAAGAACTCTTGTCGAATACGGGCGACTATGCGACCACGAGCAGCGACGCTATCAGCGATTCCACCGCCAGCGGCACGAGCAGCGACAACGGTTCCAGCGAACAGCACGCTGCCAGCAGCGGCGGCGTGACCGGGTTCCAGGGGAACGCCGCCGCCGTGATATTCCAGCTACGTGCAACATTCGTAAACGTGGATATGATGGTCATTGAAGAACTCGAAGATTTGTTCATGCTCGTCTGGGATACCCCTGACGATTACGTTGGAAGAAAAGGCTACCCGTACTATGTCTATTAGCCCGTACGTTTACCCCGCCCGGCTTGACCCGCTCAACAACATCACGCCCATGACGTACCGCAACGGCACGTCCATGGCGCGGTTGCTTGAGGATATCCGCGTCTACGTCCTCGAACAGTTGCCCGCCGAAATGAACGGGCTACTGGCGAAATTCTTTACCGACTTTTCCGCAGCACTCGGCGACACCCGCGAGGCGGCGGAACTGTCCCGCACCGAACAGGCTGCCATCTTCAACCAGGCTCTCGCGGAACTCAACGCCGTCATTGAGACGATCAACAACAAGTCGGGCGCCGTGGATATTCAGCGCGCCGTACTGACGGGACCGTACACCGTCGCCGTTGACCCGACGTGGCCGACCAACCAGCCCGTCACCCTGGCGCTGGAACAGGACGCCACCGGCAACCGGCCCGTCACCCTCGGCGCGAACATTGAGGGATTCCTGGCGGTGGAAGGCTACCCGCACGGCGTCACGGAATTCACCCTCGTCCCGGGCGGCGACGGCACATGGACCGTTGTACAGGTTCCAGCGCTTATCAACAGCCGTGCGCAACGTGTGGAAAACGTGTCCGCCAAGCGGCTTCGCGTCGGTGCCCGCGTGTCCATGCCCGGGAACGCCGCCGAACTCCCGGGCGCACAGTATTTCGACGAACCGCACCGCCTCGAAGCAGCTATCGGGGCGCGGTTCGACCTGTTCAATTGGTACGCCGCCGTCAATTCCGACGTCGTCAACCGCTACCGTGCCGAAATCATCCCCGAACTGTCGGCATACCCCGACCGGGGAATTATGTACGCCCTCGAAATTTTCCGCACCAATGACGCGTTCATTGCGGAATTCGACGCGCAGGGGAACGTGTACAACTATCTGCACGACCTGTTTACGCTCGTCAAGGAATCGGGAACCGACGAACGTGTGTCGTTCGCCCCGTTCCACGAGGGCAACGGTTCGGGCGGAACGTACCCCTGGGGCATGTACGCCGAAGGAAATAGTATCGAAAAGTATGCACAGTGTTTCCAACGTGTCGTGTCCCTGGCCCGCGCCCTTGGACTCAAGTCCAAGTTCATTCAGTGGTTCCTGACCTCGAACAGTGGCGGCGCCGACGATTCCCGCGACATTGCCAAGGGATACGTTGGT